GGTATTTTTGTTCAGGCTGAACAACGCAATCAAAACGGCAGAGTTTATCCTCTGGCTGAGATTAAGAAAGCAGTTGACGAGATTGATCAGAGGATCCGTAAAGGCGAGACCGTAATGGGCGAGTTGGATCATCCACCAGAACTACAAATTAACTTGGACCGTGTTAGCCACATCATCGAAGATATGTGGATGGACGGTAACAATGGTATAGGAAAACTAAAACTCATAGAAACGCCCATGGGTAATATAGCAACTGCGTTAATGAAAGCAGGTGCGGCACTGGGTGTAAGTAGCAGAGGCTCCGGCAATGTGGACGACAACGGCATGGTCGAAGGCTTTGAGTGCGTAACAGTGGACATTGTGGCACAGCCCAGTGCTCCAGATGCTTACCCTAAGCCAGTATATGAGAGTTTGTTTAACATGCGCGGTGGTGCAGTTCTTCACAGAACGGCTGCCGCAGTAACACACGATAAAAGCGCAGAAAAACACCTTATGAAGGGCCTCGAGTCATTCATAAGGGAATTAAATCTCAAGTAATAGGAGATAGTAATGGCAGTGACATTTAACGAACTCCTGGAAGGTACTAACTTGTCTGAAGAGGCACAGTCTACCCTACAGGAAGCCTGGGAGTCACGCCTTGACGAAGCCCGTACAGAAGTAACGGCAGAACTTCGTGAAGAGTTTGCTCAGCGTTATGAGCATGATAAGGGATTGATTGTGGAAGCAGTTGATAACTTTATCTCTACACGAGTTGAAGCTGAAGTATCTGAACTAGCAGAAGACAAGGCCGCCCTGGCTGAGGAAAGAGTTAAATATCGCAAGGCTATTGGTGAACATGCCAAGATTCTTGACAGATTTGTTACAGAAGCTGTAGCTAAAGAAGTCAAGGAACTACACGCAGACCGTACTCGTGTCTCAGAGCACCTCAACAAGTTGGATGGTTTTGTATCAGATCAACTTGCTGAAGAGCTAATCGAGTTCCACGATGACAAGAAAGCGTTGGTAGAACAGAAAGTTAAGATGGTCCGTGAAGGCAAGCGTCAGCTAGCTGAAACTAAAAAGGACTTTATTTCCAGAGCCGCAGAGAAAGTTGAGAAAGTTGTCAACTCTACCATGGCTTCAGAAATCAATACTTTCAAGGAAGACATCACCGCCGCCCGCGAGAACGACTTTGGACGTCGACTCTTCGAAGCTTTCGCTTCAGAATACAATACATCGTACCTGAACGAAACCAAGGAGATCCGCAAGTTCCAGAAATCACTAGTTGAAATGGAGAAGAAGTTATCCGAAGCTGTACAACAAACACAACAACGTGAGGAAGCAGTACAACTCACCGAGAGCCGTTTGAGAGTAGCAGAGGACAAGTATGCTCGTAAAGAGAAACTTGATGAGCTTATGAAGCCACTCAACCGTGAAAAGAAAGAAATCATGTCTGATTTACTCGAGAGTGTCAAAACTGATAAGTTAGAAGGTGCGTTTAACAAGTACCTGCCTAGCGTAATCAGCGAAGATGCTCCCAGAGCTAAGAAAAAGGCATTAAACGAATCGGTTACCAGCAGTCGCGAAGTAACTGGTAACAAAGAAGAGACAGTTTTAACTGAATCTCAAAATAACGAAGCGGAGACCAGTGCTGAAATCATTGAGATCCGTAAGTTAGCCGGACTTTGATAGGAGATTAAAATGGCTAAATTGTTTGAAAGCAACTGGTCAGCAACCAAGGAAGCACTTACAGAAGGCCTTACAGGTCAGCGTAAGGGTACCATGGATGTTGTTCTGGAAAATGCTAAGAAGTATTTGACAGAGACAGCCTCACCTGGTGCAACGGCTGCTGGTAATATTGCAACCCTTAACAAGGTTATGCTCCCACTGATTCGTCGCGTAATGCCTAGCGTTATTGCTAACGAGTTGGTAGGTGTACAGCCTATGACTGGCCCTGTTGGTCAGATCCACACACTGCGTGTACGTTACGCAGAAACTGCCGCTGGCGTTGTTGCTGGTACAGAGGCACTGAGCCCATTTGCGCTCGCTACACAGTATTCAGGCAAGCCTGATGCTACAGCGGTTGCAGAAGGACTTCCAGGTCACCGTATGAGCATCCAGATCTTGAAAGAGACAGTAGAAGCTAAGACAAGACGTCTTTCAGCTCGCTGGACTTTTGAGGCGGCGCAAGACGCAGAAGCAATGCACGGTGTAGACGTTGAAGCAGAAATTATGCAAGCGTTGGCACAAGAGATTGTTGTTGAAATCGACCAAGAGATCATCAACAGCCTCCGCGCACTTGCTACTCCAAACTCTACAACTGTTGACTTCATGGACTTCCAGTACAACAATGCTACTTTGGCATCAGGTACTGATTCGGCTGTGTATGCTCCAGTATACGTTGGCGATCGCCACGCTATCCTGGCAACAGAAATCAACCGTTCGGCTAACCGCATTGCGGCTCGTACACGTCGTGGCGCTGGTAACTACGTTGTAGTTTCACCAGAAGCACTGACAATCCTCCAGTCAGCATCTACATCAACATTTGCTCGTACTACAGAGGGTTCATTCGAGGCTCCAACTAACACTAAGTTTGTTGGTACACTGAACGGCACCATCCGTGTATTTGTTGACAACTACGCAAATGACGGTACTATGGTATTGGTAGGCTACAAGGGCTCATCAGAAACTGATGCACCTGCGTTCTACTGCCCATACATCCCACTGATGAGCACAGGTCCAGTTATGGATCCAAACACTTTCGAGCCAGTCGTATCATTCATGACACGTTATGGTTACAAAGAGTTGACAAACACTGCTTCTTCACTGGGCAACGCTGGCGACTACGTCGACGGCATTGGTCTTGCTAACGTAAC